CGGCATTATCGAAACCCCGGCGGGCAATCTTTTACAAATCGAACTTCCTATCGAGATTATCTCGAGCTGGTCATAAGGAGAAAAAATGGCAACCTATAAAATAATCAGCGATAACGAACTTGCTGGTGTCGGGCAGGGTGGAACCATAACCGACGCACAGCTAGAGGGGTGGGACGTCCCGCACCTAATCAAGACCGGCGTACTTGCAGAAGTTACGCCAACCCCTACCAAAACTAAGGAGTAAAAGTGGCAATTTATTTTGCGCAAAACAGCTACTTTAAGCTAGGGACGTACGATATGAGCAGCGTCGTCCAATCTCTTAGCTTAAATATCAACTACGAGCAGCTCGACGTAACTGCGTCGGGTGATTCCAGCCGGAAGTACCTCAAAGGTTTGGCAGCTCATCAAATTAGCGGGACGCTATTCCTCGATCAAGCTGCAATAGCAGCAGGATCAACTCGCGCCGTCCTCGATTCTCTTAAGGGAACCGCGGCCGCGTTTGAGGTCGCACCTAACGGTGGCACCGCTTCCGCTACCAACCCGAAGTATTCGGGCTCGTGCTTTGTGAACGCCTACACCCCGGTAAACGGAGCTCAGGGCGACGTAGCGCAGCTTGATTTTACTTTTGACTGCACGACCGACGTAACCATTACGACGGCGTAAGGACTAGGAAAGGGCTAGACAATGGCAAAGTTAATAATTACACGAGATAGCGGCGTAGTTGAGGAATACGATATTACGCCAGCTATCGAGGTCGCTTTTGAGGCATACGCTAAGAAAGGGATTTTTAAGGCACTTACCGAGGATCAAAAACAAACCGACGTGTATTACCTATGCTGGGAGGCTATTCGCCGCTCGGGTCAAACGGTGGCACCTTTCGGCGAGGAGTTTCTAAAAACCCTTAAAAGCGTGGAGGTCGGCGAGAGTGACCCTTTAGGTGGGTGAGTGATCCTCGGACACTCACCTATCAAATCGCACAAATAGCAGTAGATACAGGCATTAGCCCGCAAGCGTTACAGGAGTGCACTCCCGAAATGTATGCGGCCATTATTCGAGTGTTACACGATAGGACGGAGGCGGTAAAAAGTGCCAGCCGTAGTAGGTCGCGTAGAAGGTCTTAACGAAACCCTCACCTATCTAAAGCGCTTTGACGAGGACGCTCTGAAGGCTATGAACAAAGAGCTCTATGGCGTTATGCGTGGACTAGTTGCCGACGCACGTTCTCTCGCTCCCACCGTTAGCCCTATGAGCGGTTGGGCAGAACCTACTAATGGCGAGTGGGGTACTCGGTTACTTTTTGACCCTCGCGCTATAAAAACTGGTATTCGCTCCAAAATTGGAACCGTTCGACAAAAGGACTCTAATACAAAAGAAAGAGCCTACCTCCTCATTAACGCGAACCCTGCCGGAGCTATTTACGAAACGGCCGGTCGCAAAACTCAAGGTAAAGGTAAAAACGGGAAGCACTTTATACGGCAAATAGAGAACGACTCGGGAATAGTAGTCGTAGGCAAGCAAGGGCGTATAGCGTGGAAAGCGGTCTACGAAAAACGCACCGAGGTCGCGGATAAAATGAAACGTATCGTAGACCGGGAAATAGATCGCATTAACGGGAAGCTGGCTGCCTAATGATAAAAGTCCCCGTAATTATTACGGTCGCCAATAAAGGTCTTAAGCAAGCCGATAGCGCCTTAAAAACACTTAATAAAGGATTTAAGAAACTTGGCCTCAGCTCTAAGGTTTCGGTAGCCGCTGCCGTAACAGGGATTAGCTTACTTGCCAAGAAATCTCTAGCGGCTGCTATTGCTCAAGAAAAAGCTAACCGCTCGCTTCAACAAACCCTTAAAAATATTGGTCAAAGTCAAGCGACAAAAGACGTACTAGCTTTTACCGACGCCCTCCAACGCTCTACCGGAGTGAGCGAGGATAAACTTCAACCCGCTTTACAAAGATTACTTAACGTTACCGAGAACGTCGGTGCTGCTCAGGAGATTCTCAAACGAGCCCTCGACATATCAGCGGGCAGCGGTAACAGCCTCGAGACAGTAGTTAGCGCATTAAGTAAGGCGTACAGCGGTAGCACTACCTCACTTGGCAAGTTAAATCTCGGGCTCGATAAGACCTTACTCGCTTCCGGTGATCTTAACGCGATTATGGGAGAGCTTGAGCAAAAGTTTGGCGGGCAGACTCAAGTAGCAGCGCAGACCCTCGCCGGTCAAATAGACAAATTAAAGATTTCCGCAAGTGAAGCTACTGAGGAGTTTGGACGGAAACTCGTCGTAGCGTTAAGCCAATTTAATGCCGACGGAAGTAAATCCCTTAACGGTATTACGCGCAATATGGAGACGTTCGCTACCCGTTCCGGGGACGCCGTTATCGGTCTAGGCGCTTTAGTTAATGACGTCAAAATAGGACTAGGGGTACTCAACGCGGAAACCGGCGGTTTTTTCGGAAAACTTACTCAAGCGCTTACCCCGCTTTCTTTTGCTTTTAAGTATCTCGAGGAACGCGGCAAAAAAACCGCTGAGGCTTTAAGCCTTGCCGCTTCATTAGAGGCGAGCCGATCTGACTCTAAATCTATTGCGATGAATAAACAAAAGGTCGAGCAAGAGCAAGCGTACATACTCGCCCTTATGGAGGGCGTCAAGATTGACGAACTGACTATTTTTAACATTACTCAACAAGCAAAACTAGCGGCTAAGCTGGCAAAAGAAGCGGCGGCAAAAGCCAAAATAGATAAGCAAGCCCTTGCCTATAAGCGATTAGCGTTAAAGTTTGACGAGCAAAATATACAAATTCAAGCGGCTCTCAAGGGCAAGCTCAGCGACGCCGATAGAAAACGTCTATTAGCTTTGCAAGCGCTACAAAGTGAGACGAACGCCGATGACCTAAAGGCGCTACAGGAACTTGAGGCAGCGCAAAAGAAAGCGGCCGACGCAGAAATCGAGCAACGCAAAAAGGTAGCGGCAAGTAACGCGGCAGCGATAGCCGAGCAGAAGGCTCAAATGACGGCCTATCAAGATTGGCTCAGTAGCAACCCGCTTAAGTTTTACACCACTTTTACCAATGCCAGCGGCCAATCGGTGACTGCGCCTTCCGATTTTGGTACGGCAGGAGCCGCGGGAGCAGTAGCCAAAAAGAGTAAAGCTCCGACCATTATCTTAAACAATGGAGACACGGCCGGAGGTAATCCACCTCCAACAAACACCGCCTATATTCCTCCAAGCGCTGCGGAGCAAGGGGCTATTTTTGGGACAGCGCCAAACGTTACGGTGAACGTAAACGCGGGAACGATTGCTGATGAAAATAAACTCACTTACATAATCGCCGATCAGATAGTCAAATACGTGCGCTTCGGAGGCACTACCGCTCCCGCTGGGTTTATCTAATGGCGCTACCTCAAGTCGAAGTCACTATTAACTTTAGCTCCGGCGCTGGCTTTGCAAACGCTTTTATCATTGGCTCGGGCATATTCGGCCAAGACGTACTAGCCGACTCCGCTGCGGTAATCGTGGACGTATCTAACCAAGTGCAAAGCGTGAGCACTACTCGAGGCAGAAACCTTCTCACCGAGCAATTTCAGACCGGGACGGCGACCGTCACCCTTGCCGACGAGCTAGGAACCTTTAACCCTCAAAACGTGAGCTCTCCTTATTATGGGCTTTTGCTCCCGCTCCGTAAAATTCAGATAGCCGCTACTGATCCGACGACGGGTATCCAAACCAACCTATTCTCGGGCTATATCACGGCCTACAATTACCGGCAGAGCCAGTTTGTCGGAGAAGTCTCTACGACGACTCTCACGGCCTTAGACGCGACGCAGTTGCTCACCCTAGCAACCGTCTCCACCGTGACCGGAGCGGTCGCAGGAGAGACGACAGGGGTACGTTTTGGCCGTATCCTTGACCAAATTGGGTGGCCTACTTCGCTCCGTGACGTGGACACCGGGCAGACCACGGTACAAGCTAACCCGACTACTGCCCGCACCGCCGTCAGCGCCCTCGCCCAAGTAGCCCTTACCGAGTTTGGCGCTTTCTACGTGGACGTAGACGGGGCGGTAGTCTTTCAGGATCGCACCCTCACCTCGACCTCGGTCGCCGGTACGCCGGTTGCTTTTGTGGACTCGGGAGCGGGTATCCGGTACTCAAACGCCGACTTTAAGCTCGACGACTCTCAGATATTTAACCAAACCAACGTGACGGCCGGGGCTATCACGGCTACCTATAAAGACCAAACGAGCATAGATACCTATTTCCTCCATACCTACGACGCGACTAATCTGCTAATGGAGACAGCCACGGTAGCCGATAGCTGGGCTCGGGCTATGGTCGCTAGCCGTAAAGATACGAGTATCCGCTGCGACTCGATTACCTTAAACCTCAATACCCCGGACTATGCCGCCGGAGTCACCGCGGCCTTG